CACGTTCAATAATTGTAGATGCGCCGCTATCTACAAATGACATCTCAACATCATAAACATATTGCCCAGGTTTTAAAGTATTTGTTTGAGTATTAGTCAGAGATATTGTTGCAACACCACTAGATGCAGGAGCTGCGATAATACAATTAAAGGTTCGTGTGTCGGCACTATCACTGTTATACGTCCGTTTCATCTTTGCAGCAATGACGTGGTTAGCTAAGTTTTTTGGAGAGCCATCTTTGTTAATGAGATGGATCTCAACTGCAACATCAGCACCCTGATCAATTGTTATGTCTTCATATTGAGCCATGTGTTTCTTACCATTGACGTAATTCTTGATGGTATTTATAATAAAAAGTCTTAGAGGGATTTGTAAGAATCGTAATAATCCCACTCATGAGGTTTGTTAGCGCCATGAGTAAAGTGCACTATTTTGATATCTGGATGGAAATCTCCTCCAAGAAACACATAAGGATTCCCTGTAGCTTGCTTGTATGTGTTTGTTATTGCAAGTTGCCAACTGTTATAATCAGTATGAATTATGGATTTTTCTGATGCCCATCTTGTAAACCAAGATGCTGGTAGCGTTATAACATCTAGTTGCTCTTTAGCTGAGTCGTATACAAAATGTTGCTCACCATTAACAGGTCCTCTAGCAATGCCTTTAGCAATGTAGAAGTTCTGCCAATACACTGGCTTCTGCATAAACTTATCAAAGATGTATCGAGTATCTGTTGGATAGTATTTGAAGAACCCGCCGTTAATGGGATAATCTGGATTAGCGCTGACCCAATCATTAATAGTCAGAAACTGACCTCTTAATATTGGATAATCAAAAACCTGCTTGTAGTCATTGATAAGAAGCAAGTCTATATCAATTACACAAACAGGCTCATCAATATTCATCGACATTGGTAGCATTTTATTCCATTGTAGAGCTACATCAGCTCTATATGGTTCACGTATCCATATTACTTCATAATCAGATAGCTTTGAGTTAATATAGTGTTCATACTCAACACCATATTTGTCGCCAATTCGAACGCAGAAGATCTTCATTCAAAGAATAACCAAAACTTCTTGTTAATAACGTGATACAACTTAGCAGCAGGGTCATGAGGTATTTTATCAACACAGTGGTGCCACATATCACCCATTAATGCAGACTGCACGTCATTGACAATTAGCTTGTAGCTGAAAATAGTTTCGTTATCATAGTTAAACACTCGCTGTATGTTCTTTGGATACATTGAAAACTCATCTTGTTTCAACTGAGTCATTAACGATAATGTGTCCTCGAAGTCTCCAAAGTAGTCTAGCTTCTTAATCATATCACTAGATGCTACCATTATCCCTGTATTGTACACATGCTGATCAGGCTCATAACCTTCTTCACTTAGCATGGCATGAGCATTCCAATACTTGGTAGCTGGATTTCTGATGCATGTGTTATAGTATTTTGGATGAACGGTTTTGCCCCAGACAGCTTCTTTATCAGAGTCTGGTACGGCAAAGTATTTGTCTAGATCAAAAGCATCAAATACATTTTCAGTTGTGTTTGGGATAATATCCAAATCAAAGTAACACACCTGATCATACTTCTCAGCTAGTAGCAACATTAGATGATGTTTGTAGAAGCAAATAATATCATAATGTGAAATCTGTGGGTAGTTCTGCTCAAAGTATTCAACAAAGTTTGAATATAATTGATCCCACCCATAAACAACATAGTCAACGCCTAACAAATCAGCATATTGCTTTTGCTTAGCGATTAGTTGATCTTTATATTTTGTCAGTTGATCTTTTGTCTTTTTACTCTTATCAGTATTCTGTAAAACGCCGTCTGGTGAGTAGTGACCTGGATTGTCCAATTGATCGTCTGGGATGTTAATGTAAATTGTGAATATGATTCTTTTCATCTTACTATAACCATGTATCTGGTAAAATCTCCTAAGTTGAGAGCACCTTTGTAGGCCCAATAAGGTTCGTTGGGCATAGCCTTCTCTACAAACTCAACAAAATCTTCCAAGCTCTTGCTGCAATTTACATGAGATGCTAAGTCTGTGTAGTCATTAGTTTGTAGTACAAGCCAGGCATTTTCAGGCTTTGCATTAATAAAGAATGCTAGATCATCTTTGTCTATATGTTCGCAGCTAGTGCATATGATTGCTGTGCAATCTTCAAAGCCCCTATCAGTCTTTACAACATCCATTGTTGTAAACTTTATATCCTGGTCAAAGAACAACTTGTATCCAAACTGCTCACACTTTGGATCCATGTCTGCTGATTCTATATTAAAATCTTTATTGGGGTATCTTTTACGTAGCAGGAAACTAAGAAGACCATACCAACCACCAGCTATGAATACCTTACCTGAATCAAAGCCATACACTTGATAAAAGATATCAACAAGCCACTGTTTACTTTTCCAGTGATTAATATCTACGCTGTGAACAACATCTTTTATTCTATAGATGTCTGGATCACCGTACATAGATTCATTGTAGATCTCTTCAACTAGCTTGAGCGATCTGTAGAGTATCAATTGATCCAAAATCAAGTTCCTCAAAAGTAATTACTGGAGCCATTTTATCATGGCTTTCATACTTATACGACATAATATATTCATGTGGGAAATATGAAAACAGTTGTTTATTAAATGGCTCGTGTGCCAAGAATCTATCAATGCCAACATATTTTCTCAAATAGTAATCTTTATAACCACTATTAAAATGAGTCCATATTTTATGAATTTCAGGATTATTAGAATCCCAGGCCAATATAGAAGAGTTAATAGTCACATCCAGATTGGTTATGTTACACATATCTTTTGACTTCCAATGGCAATCAACCATTGTTAGTTTTGTCCAATCTATAGTATCTAACACTTTGAAGGGATCGTCTCTGATAACTGTATCAATATCAAAATAGAGATTATGTCCCTTTACAGGAAAAGCTTCGCTAAACATAGCTAACTTATTCCACCATTTAGGGAGTGTTGGTTTTAGAGGTTTTACTATTTTTATATCTAGCTCATACTGACCCAAATCTTTAAATGGGTTATCAGTATAAACATAATACTTGAAGTTGTTATTGTACTTCTTCAAACCATTATAAAGTTGATTGACGTGCCAAGGGGTATACTTGGTCCCAAAATTCACAAAGATAATATTCATTTATCTGCTAAAGCTACCTGTAGTTCTCCAAGTAATTCCATTAAAGTCTTTGCTGTTCTGATTTTTTGCTTGATAGATCTATCCTTTAGATCCTTTATCTGCTGCAAATCAAAGATAGCTAGTTTTGTTTTAAAAATAGTGTCTTCATCTGTGTTCTTATCAAGAACAGCTTGAAGAATGCTGGTAGTGATAGCTGGTCCAGCATCCAACATCTCATTATATCTGCTATCATACATTTGCGCAATTTTTTCTTTTGCGTCATTTACTCTTGAGTCAGCTTCTTGATAATATTTGTCTAAACTTTGTTTTACTTTTGAGTCAGCTTCTTGATAATATTTATCAAGCTCTTGTTTGACACGTGTGTTAGCTTCTTCATTAACAATCTCGTAGTACCTATCAACTTCAGTCTTGATACGAGCATTAGCTTCTTTATTGATAATGTCATAATATCTATCAACTTCAGTCTTGATACGAGCATTAGCTTCTTCGTTAACAATTTTGTAATAATGCTCAAGCTGTTCTTTTACTTTAGATTCAACAACCTTATAAAGTCTTGCTTCATAAGCTTGCTTTTGCTGTTCTAAAAGATTGTGGGTCTCGCGTTGGACTCTATCAAAAGACCAACCTTCTTCTTTTAATCCAATAAGTTCTGAATTGGTTGGATCTGTTGCTGGAACCCATACGCTGATATACTCTGGAGGTTCACCTTCATCTTTATGATTATATACAACCTCGATTGTGTCATTAGCATTGTTTGTAAAAACAGCTCTTAAAATCTGCTTACCTGTAAAAACAGCCATAATATATCAAATCCTTTATGCTCTAAAGCAAGTTAAATATGTCGTTGTAATAGTTGAAAGTGTTCCGTTAGGGAATTCTTGGGCGTAATATGTATCACCAACTTGGTTAGTTTGGTAGTTACCAGTGACGCTTGTGTAGTCAGTGTTAACCATACCAGAACCACGTGAGTTGGTTGCAGATGTTGATAATGCATACTCAATCTTATCGCCAGTTACGTTTGCTGCATAGTATCGTACTAGATCTTGTAGCTGCGTCTGGAAGCTAGCTGTTGTAAACTGCTGTAGGTTTCCGTCAGCGTTACGGATAAACACGGGGGTAGGAATTGTTCCAACTGTCGCGCCGTCGATTCTGAACAAATAGTAGTTGGTTACAGTTACTGGTTGGTCTTGAGTTTCTGGAATACCAAGCGCAGTATATAGTGTTAGATCTGGTCTTGTATCTGTAAACACAGGGGAGGCACTAACAAGGGTGTGACCAGCAAGGGTTGTCGCTGTGTGAATTCTATATGTGCCGCCTTGAGCAGTTCCCGTAGCTGCTGTTGTAAGAGTTGTAATAACATCATTAACAAAAGTGTCTCTCATGTCAGTCAAAGTCATTGCTTGGATATGACCTGCTGCTGTTAGATACACTGGGAATGCCACATTGTTTGTATCTGCAGGAGCAGATAGAGACGTAAATGTTTCGAGCAGAGTTGTATAATTAACTGTGATCTGAGATGGTTCAGCAGTGGTCGTCTCGAGAGGAAATGCGGTATTAGTTGATGATACAGCACCCGCTTGAAACCTAGTATCAGCAATTGTTCCCAGGTTACCAGATCCTGCACTGTATGCAAGAGTAACAGATGGGTTTAAACTATACTGACGAATCATCTCAGTTTTGATGTTAGCAATATCGGTATCGCTCATCTCGATGAGATTGTTAGATCCATCCAGTTTAAGGGGTCTTCTTACAGCCATTATTCACCGGCACCATATAATGTTTTCAAAGCTGTTCCAGATGAGTTATATATGATCAGTTCAACAGCCTGTCTAAGTTCGTTACTACCTACAGACGAATCTGCCATTTTTGCAAATGTTACGGCGTTATCTGCAATCTTGATAGTTGTAACAGCGTCATTGCGAAGCTCTGATGTGCCAACAGACGAATCTGCCATCTTAGCTAAAGTAATGGAATTATCTGCAATTTTAACAGTTGTGACGGCATCATTGCGAAGCTCTGATGTGCCAACAGACGAATCTGCCATTTTTGCAAATGTTACGGCGTTATCTGCAATCTTGATAGTTGTGACGGCATCATTGCGAAGCTCAGATACCCCAACAGATGAGTCGGCCATTTTTGCAAATGTTACGGCGTTATCTGCAATCTTAACAGTTGTGACAGCATCATTACGAAGCTCTGATGTGCCAATAGCAGAGTCGGCCATCATTGTATTGGTGATTGTATTTGAAGGTATGCTGAGAGTTATCACGCCAGTTGATGAGCTATATGTGATACCCGTGCCACCACTCAACGATGCTCGTGCTAGTCTTGTAACTGCACTGGAATCAAACTCACCAATTAGCTCGTTGATTGCTGCCACAAGACTGGAGCTATCTGCTGTATTAAGTAGGGACAAATCGCCAACATCAGTCGCAAGACTGTTGTGCTGGTTTTTCCATTGGTCAATTGTATCTGATAAATTTACTGTTCTTAATACCATTATAGTCTCTCAACCAATTTTGCTAGCATTTGTTTAATTTCAGCTACATCTGTCTTTAGCTGCTGGATTTCTTGTTTTTCTTTATTCCGAGCAGCCTTTCTGGCGCGTGCATCATTAATCTCTTGAGTATTTATGTTGACAATAGCCCCCGTGTTAGGGTCCCTTGCAAGGGAGCTATTGCCGGCAACTGGAATATACTGTTTCATTAGTCAGCCAATGCTATCACTCTCAGATCAGTTAGAACTGGAACCTTTGAGCTGTTAGTTGAACGGAACACAATCTTCAATTGATATTCAGTAAATGGAGTTAACGTACCATTTCTTCCACCAATCAAGTAACGATATTCACGGAATACATTAGGATTGTTATCAGGAGGAACCGGAACATCCAACGGACTATAAACCCAATTCTTCAGTCTAATATTCTCACCCGTTGTTGCTGTTCTGTAGTACACTAAGAAGTCAGCATCAGATGGTCTATTAGCAGATACCACAACTTGCAGACCGCTTGCATTTTCCGCTAGCGTTACAGGAACAGTAACGTGCTTAGCAACATGGGTTCCATCTGTAGGATCTGTTTCGTTCACAAATATAATTGGAGTGTTGAATCCGCTTAGAGATCTATCCGAATCCTGCTTATCGATGATGTTATTAACAAGAATGGTCGATGCTCTCTGCATGTCAATAACTGGAGAAACTGCAGAAGAGCCAGTACGCATATCAATCTTAAGAGTGATTGAACGCTCACCATTCATTGGTGCCAGAACCTCATAACTTCTATCAGCCACCACGAGAGGAGCTGCTGCATAGTTGTCTTCTTTTAGGATGATTGTGTTAAACGCCGCATCCTTATAGAAACGAGACTCAGTACCAGCCAGAGATCTACCAGTTGTTAACTTAGCTGATGTTGCAATGTTTGTTGTAGGAGGTATTAGAGTATCAACATGTGGGTTGATAATATCGTACATGATATTGCGATTTGCAAGTACAGTACTACCACCAACGAACTGTGATGCTGTAGCTGCTGAGTCAACATAGATCTGATATCCTGAAACGTCAGGGAAGCTAACTTGGTTAAGACCCTGAATGCTTCTTCCAAGAATTCCACCATAACGAGTGGATGAATCAAGACCTTGTATGTTAACATAGTCGCCAGAGTCGAATCCGTGATATGGCTGATACACAGTAACCCATCTTGAACCGCTATCAACTTGGAATGGGTTTTGATCAAGTAACATCTGAGGAATATTAACATTCTCAAGTACAGCATATCCAGCATTGTCTATGAAGTCTGCTCTATAGAGGACAAAAGACAGATCTCTTGTTTGATCAGCTTCCCATGTTCTTGCGTTCTGAGATTTAAACAGTGATCCAAGAGTTGGTTGTTGTGTAATTCTCTTTTGAGTACTTCCAAGAACAAATGCATCTGCTTGAGCAACATAAACGTTATAATCTGTTGTTCCTGTTAGAAGAACTACAGCATACTCTGTGTTACCATTTAGGAAGATAGGTTCTGGGAAAGTGAAGAATGTTGGAGCAGCCACGACAGCTTCTTGAGTTTGAGCTGCCGGTAGATTAATCTCACTAGGTGCCTTAGTTACACTTGATCCTGGAACAACATTTAGTGAGTCAGGATATCCATTAACAACCGGTCTAATTTCTAGAGTAACAGTTGCAGGATTTTCAGGATTTGTTGGTTTTGTCTTAAAGAAAATAGCTATATTTGTAACAAATATACCTTCTGATGGTCCAACAAAGAATGTTTGAGCTAGGGGATCTGCACCTCTATTGTGTGCTAACAAGCCGTCTGCAAAGTAAGTATTATTACCATCAAGGATAAAGTTGTAAACTGTTTGTTCTGGCTCATTTTCAAAAACTTCCAGGCTATTAACAGTTAACCAAGAACCATCTTCTTTTTGGATTTCATCACCGATTTGCAAATCTTTAACATTAAGATTGAGCATATCAGGGAATTGTCTTTCAAAAGTAGCAGCAGAGAATGATCTCCACCCATTCTTAGTGAAAAGAGGATGCTCCGGAGTCATAAACTTACCATTACCATTGATACCAATAAGGTCTCTTCCTGCTAGAGGAGGATGGTCAAATGCAATAACTCTGTTGGTGTAGCCATCTTGTCCAAGAAGCATCTCACCAATTTGCACGTCTTCGATAGCTTTCTTAGTACCATCAGCCATAGTAACTAGGGTTCCAGCAACAAAGCAGGATCTTTGATCATCGTTTGTTCTACGTACCGGTGGTGTAACAGGAACCCATCTTCCTCTTTGGTCGTCATCATCATCCCAACGCATTGGAGGGGGTAAAACTGGTGGTGGCACTGGAGGCAGTGGTGGATCAACTATGATAGGTGGGTTTGCCACAGGTGGAGTCACAGGTGGAGGTGACACAGGTGGTGGCACAGGTGGAATAGTCCAGCCGGCATCAATTGGCACCACGGTCGGCCGTGGCTCTGGTGGTGGTAGAGGCGGTTCTGGCGGCGGTGGTGGTGGTGGCTGAACAGTTGTAGAAGTTTTAATACTAGTAGATACAAACGAACGTACAGCAAGAGCTCGTGTAGATAAAATATCTTGTTGTCTTGTTTCTAATACACCATTAGCTGTATATAATGTCGTTCCAATGGATGTTGCATCAGCTTCATTGCTTGAGTTAACATTCAAAAGTTTGAATTCGCGAGTACCGCTTCTAAATCTAATACTATTGGTATTAGGAATAAAGAATGACCCCTCGATAATACCACTAGCATCCGTCTCTAGAACGCTTGATCCTTCAGGGTGTTGAGTAGCATTGTTATGAACGTTACCGTAATCGGTGCTGGTGGTAGCAAATCTAACAAATGGCTCCTCACGAACCCATGACGAAACGTTCACATTATTAAAGAATGGGAAGTACTGCTGGAAAGGCTTCAATCCAAATGCTTTGAAATGCACCTTACGTGATCTCATAAATGGGATCACTGCTATATCAACAACTCTATCCCCAGTAACTTGTCTAATTGTTTCATCTGATACAATTCTATCAACCACAGTTGTGGTTGTGGCTGTAGTTGTAGTGACACTACCACCACCTGTTATGGGTGTTGTGGATGTAGATGATGTAGATGATGTAGATCTACCTACTTCCGAACCAACGCTAGTTCCAGAAGTACTACCTTGCCACTGCCATTGCCATTCGTTAAATTGGTGAGTAGGATCTTTATCAATTCTTGTGCCGCCATCAATAACACGTGCACCAACGTATGATGTTTCTTTCCACTCATCAGAAGCAGGAGATAGTTCAATAATACCTACAGTATTAACTACATGGAATGGATTGATATTAATAGCTTCAGAAGCAAACGTTTGGGTAATAAACTCAACATCGTTGTATCGAAGATATAAGTTATCTCCTCTCAACACAACATTTTGAGAAAGATCCGAATCATATTTTAAACGTACATTATGAGAAATAACTGGAGGTCTAACAACTTTAGCTCTTGGATCTATAGATGCTCTATATTCTGTAGATGTTGTATCGGAGAAGAAGTGATCAGCAAAGCCATCTGATAAGAACCCAGCCTTAGTTCTAGGAATACCAGTAGAGTCAACTACAGACCAAGTACTTGTCTCGAGTTCTAGCAATGATAGAGTTGTATATTCTTCAAGACGATCAATTCTCTTTTCTAGAGCGCCAATGTCAGCCATAGTATAACGCTTGTGATCAATTGCGGTTATGCTAAGATCAGAATCGTTAAATGTGTTAGCATTCAATCTAATTTTATATAATTCTAAGGAATTTTCTCGATTGGATGGATATGCTGGTTGGAATGATGAAACACCTTCAATGTACGACCATTTACCTGTCTCTCCAAGAGACAGCTTGTCGTATCTTGGCATATAGTAGCTAGCATCTGCACGAATAAGATCTGTGTTTTTAGGTAGCAATCTTACACTAGCTGTAGCACTATCAAAGGTTGTTCCTCTGTCCCCGATACGAGAACGGAAGTCGATATAATTTCTCAAGTTAATAGTTGTACCATCGGCTAGCGTATGGTTTGGAATCTCACCGTAGGTTAATCCAGTTGTAGCAGAGTCGTACGATGGAGCAGCAAAGAAGTCTCCAGCACCGTGAGCAAAATACTTGAATCTTGCGAAGATATTTCCTGTTGGGGCTGAGAATGTTGATTTAAGTCTCAACTTACCAGTATCATAGAAGTTATCTCTGCCGCCATTATCAAATCTAAAGTAGTTTGAAAGATCAGCGCCGTTGGAGTCTGAATCTCTTACTCTTAGGACATCATACACATCAGCCTTGCGCAAATCAAAATACTTGTTGCCACTACCATCTGATTCGATAGTAGCTGTGCGGGTTGTTTCAGTCATTGTTTTAGTAGCTACAACACCAGCAGACTTGTCAATGTAGGCTAACACTTCAATTGTTGCACCGTTACCGACAGGGATTCCGGAGATTGTTGCTGTTGTTGTGCCAGCGCCAGACACTGACACAGTTGAGGAAATATTGTTTCCGCTTGAGTCAACAGTAATGATCCAAGAGTTTACTTCTGCCCAGGTTTCACCGGTTCCTAGGTTACCAGGTCCAAGGGTTGCAGTGCCAGAAGCATTGGTTGTTGTAAATCTCTTCTGAACCTGTAGACTAATGTCGGTTAGGTTTGCTGGGCGTTCATATGGAAGAGGGAACAGTAAGTCATTGTTTGAGGCATCTTTAATTACTGCAATGGAGTTTTCTAACACTAGGTCAGCATAAGTTGTTACACTTACACCAATAGATCTAACATCTCTAAAGTTGTTAAATCCAGTCATAACAACATCAGTCAAATAATACTTGTATACTGAGCCGTCTTCTTCAACAGCTCTAACTCGTGCTGTTCCAATTGTAGATCCACCATATCCAGTAGCGCTTCTAAGATTCCACTTTTCAATAGTGTTGATCAATGGTGTTCCTTTAATTGTAGAACACACAACATAGTTACCATAATTTGCAGCAATTGCTTGGTTATTGAAAAAGCTGACAGTTCTTGGTTTGCTGAATCTTATTTGACGTGGAGCTGGTATCTCTACTCTATAGCCGTTGATGTAGGCTACACCTGGTGAGACGTCTGCTAGTAAATAGTTGTTATCAGAATCTAAATCAAACTTTAGAGTAAATGGCTTAACAATATAGTCACCAGATTCTTCTTTTGTACGTTTAGCCAAAAGCTCATTAATTTTATTGTATTCATCTGTACCAGTAACATTACTTACGATAACAGAGTCTACAATTTCAGCGTAGTAAACAAATGCTCCATCAGAATCTACATCTGTTATATCTGTTAAAATTAGTCTAATTCTATAACGGTCAGCACCTGGAGCTGTAGTGTTTGGAGTTGCACCTTGATTGTCATAAAGTGCGACATTATCTGCAACAGTCACAATATCTTCTACTACTCTAAACCCTACAACACCAGTATAATTAGCATAGTATTTGCTTAGGATAATTGACTGCTGTTCAACAAACACAAAGTGCCCTTTGGTAAAAAACTCACCGGTGGCAATAGAAAATCTTACACCAGCCCCGCTTGCTGGATTTTGATCGGTGTCTGTTGTTTGAACAGTTAGTGTGTTAGTGCCATCAGTAATATTCTCACCGGGGGTGAATCTTAGTGCAGTTGTAACACCACCTGATACACCGCCAATATACTCAATGTAGATTGTGGCTGGATCACTACCCTCAGCAGGAACAACCTCAAGAATCTTCGCTCTCAAGCCCGATGTTTGACCTGTAAAGATGTTGCCAACTATGTTAGTTGTTGGTAAAGTATTTACTGCAGTATTTAACTTAACAAAGGTGTAATTATTGTCTAGGGTTCCGCCACCAGGATTGACAGATGCACCCTCTTTAAAGATATTACGACCAAAGCGGGCCATCTCACTCTGAATGATGGTTTGTAGCTGAGTTAATTCTCTAGCTTGTAGTGCACGTCCAGAGTTAAATAAGATACGGTGGTAGTGGTCACTATCACGGTAGTCATCTTTATAGGTGGTTGCTAGAACGCTTTGAGTGAATGTACTTGCCATATTTTACTTTACCGTTATAATTGAATTACTACTTTTATATCTTGAGTTTCGCCAGCAGATCTTAGGATTGCTGACCTGTTATCAATATATAGAAGATCTCCAGAGTATTTATTTACAGTAGCTGAATCAAATGAAGCTAAAACAGCAGATCCTGTTGTTACGGATCCAGCTAAGTTTGTAGCAGAAAGATTTTCACCAATCTGGAAGTTTCTGAATCCAGTTGTTTCTGTTTGATGGATAAACACACCCGCTGCAGAATCAGCGAAGTCAATATATGCTCTCGCTCCAGAAGTACCACCAACAACAATATTATCTGTGGTGAAAGTAGTTGCTCCTGGATTGAATCTCAATTTTGTTAATGTGCCACCAGCTGCATCAGTAAAGTCTGAGTCAAAAGCGTTTAGCTTTTTCACATTACGAATAACACCAACCTGTCTGAAATCTTGGTTGATTAAGAATGTTCCATTTTCAGTACCAGATGGTCGTCCATTGAACATTAGATATGTTGATTTGAGATCAAGGATGGGGTTAGCTCCAATGCCACCTTTTGGTGCTAGGATTGCTCGTGCCGCCGCACTACCAGATGAGAATGATACAGAAGCTTGGTTATATCCCGATCCTCTGATCTGGCCTGCACCATTACTATCAAGTTTAATATCTACAACCGCGCCGCCTGATATAATCGCTGTAGCGGTAGCACTTTCACCGTCTCCGTGAATAGTGATTGTAGGAGCAGATACATATCCTGTGCCCCCACTTGTGATTGCAATCCCAATAACTTGACCATCAATAGCAGCGTTTTGAATACCAAGTTGGATACGTTCACTAATAGGATCATTAGAGTCTGCTGAGTCAATAAATTGAACAGGCATAAAGTTACTTGCTAAGAATCGGCTAGCACTATAAGCACCAATCGTATAGAGATACTTCCATATATAACCATCAGCAGTCTTAACTATTGTAGCGAGGTTGCCAGAAGGTTCAATTGTAGAAGGCACAGCGGCGCCAGTAACGTTACGACCTTGCTGTAAGCATATAAAAACTTCGTTAGATTGATTAATGATATAGTAATTTGGTGTAGGATATCCAGTTACATTATCATCAAAAGCATTGTAAATGGAGCCTGATGTCCAGTTCACTCGAGGAACCACAAAAGACATATCATTAATCTGTCTTACAGCCTGGAGATTCTGACGGAAGTCTCTTTCTGTTGCTGGTCTATTTGTAGGAGCAGAAACTACATCCGAATCATTCCAAACTTGAGAACGGCCAATACCTATAAAGTATAAAGTATCTGCACTGTCAAAATCAAGCTTGATTTTATCACCAACAAATTTCTTAAATGTATCTGTAACAATTGCCATGTTTATTTCCTATTAGGCTAATGTAACAACGCTTTGGTTGCCGATTAAGAACCACTCGGTTC